TCTCTTAATAATTTAAAAAAACCAGAGTTGATTAAAGCTATTGATAAGCGAAAGAAAAATGAAAAGCCTACACCAGAGGATGATTTGGATGATGAGGATAATGAATGACGACTAAAAACGATTTCATCCTATTCCGTAAAGTCTATCCAGATAAAGGCGCAGTAATAAGCGATATTATTGATGATATTAGAGAGTGCAATGACCCTATGATAAATCCACTAGCTAGATTTTTACCAAATCCCCTGACAAAAAATGGAATCTTCATTGTTAGTATTCAATATAAGGAATTGGAATAATGACAACCATTGATTTTAATATGCAGCCACGAAATTTAGATGAAATAACTATTAAGTATTGTCAGCATGAGTGGATTTCAATTAAAGAAAAAATGCCAAATATTCACGAGCGTGTATTGGTTTTTAATGGTGATAGACATATTGAAATAGCATCTTATCGTGGTAATGGATGGGGGTTAGATACAAATTATCGATCCGACCACACACTATCTCACTTCGCATCGCTTACTCCATTCGAATGTTATCCATACTGGATGACTTTACCATCACCACCTAAGGATAAATAATGCTAACCCAAATAACCCGCACCTTATGGATTGACCTAAGCGATATATATTATGTGGATACTGATAGAGATAGCTTAGAAAGTACGGAACTAATGGTATTCATTCGTTTACATGCTAAGTTTCCGATTATTATTAAAGATCAGGAAGCGATAAACTATTTCCTTCAATGTTTAGACGCATACAATCAGGAGAAATTACATGAAAAGTATAGCAGACCCCAAGATGTCACGCAGACAAGCCAAATTACTATGGAACAGCTTAACCCCTCAACAGAAAGCACAAATGAACGAGATGCTGGCCAAACTCAATCGTGGTGAGTTGCTATTAGAGAACGTGAACGTTGATGATAATGAAGTGATACAGAATATTGTATTAGCGACAAAGAATAAACCGAGCGCGCCAACCGAACCGTTTGCTAAACACTTTCACTTACCAAATATGGATGACTAACTACCAATAACCTACCAATTCGCGCTGAATTGGTAGGTCTATCGATTACTTACAATCCTTTTTCTTCTTTGGCATTTCTTTCTCTTTCTTCTTGTCTTTCATTTTGTCTTTCATGTGATCTTTAGCCATTATCGGTGTTCCTTATGTCGGTGGGTTGATGAATGAGATTTATGTTTCTTGTGTTCGCCAGCTTCACTATAAGCAATGGCGACTGCTTGTTTTTGAGGTTTTCCAGCATGCATTTCTGTTTCTACATTTTCACTAAAACCTTTTTCAGTCTTAGCTTTCTTTCCAGTATTCAGTGGCATTTCTTTATGCTCCTTAATCATCGAATAAGCAGGATTGCGTTGCTTAGACATTAATGGAATATCAGAGGCTAGTCTAGGCATGTTAGATTCCCAACGCCTGTAATGTAGAAATAGCCGCCTGTAAATCAGCAACTACTTTGTTTTGAGCTAATGCTGGATCAAGTGTGGTTAATAGTGAAATGATCGAGTTCAAACTCATGATGATGATATCAATCTCTGCTTTATTCATTTGGTTACTCCAAAATATCACAAGAAGAACTTACTAATACTATTTCATAAGCGCAACCAGTACAAACCGCTACGAAATTAGGCTGAATATGAAAGGTTTCACTTCCACATCTAGTGCATTCCAATATTTCACAAGGCACTTTTAATGGAACAACATTGCCCATTAACGAAACTCCTTATGCCTATGTTTAGGATGTCTCTCACCACTCATCCGCAACTCTCGCTTATTACTCTCCATCGTAGGATTAGCTGGATAACCTGGCGTTACATCTACATCTTTCTGCGGCATCTTATCCTTACCGAATTGTTTACCAGTAGATGGCAAACCTTTACCGTCTCTAACTTCTTTCGGACCAGTCTCATAAGCCACCTTGGTGGAATCGCGTTCGTTCATGACTATTTACCTTTCATACCAGATTGATCAAACTGATTATTGCGGCGCATTTCATACTCATTCTGAAATGGCTCGTCATAACATGGTTGTGGCTGACTCTGACCTCCAACGCGATCGGTCATTTCTTCATAGCAACATTCGTCATAATCATAGCCGTTCTTTTTCATGATTAGATTCTCCCAAAAATACAATCTTCTTTAGGTGCTGGTTTGTTCATTTTAACTTCTTGCTGAACATAAGCGCCTGTATTGCAAACATGATTAATTCGCGCATCCCCTTCTTTCTTTTCCTTTGGTGCATTGCCATTATCTGCTGGTAGTGCCATCGTCATTGCTCCTTTCAGATTCTAAAACATTTTCAATAATAGCCTTCAATGAAGTTTGCTCACCATGAAAATATGCCATATAGTCAACATTCTTATGAATAGCTAGTACTAACTCTTTATAATTTCTCTCTAATGCTTCAATCCTATCTTCCATCGTAATCGCTTTTCTCTTTTGACCTGCCGCCTTCAGTTATGAATTTAACATAACTCCCATTAACCGTTCTCATATGAGAATGCGGCCTCATCAATGGATAATTATGCTCACATTCCATATTCTCGCACAACCTATCGCTTGTTTCCGATGAACTTTGTCTTTTCATGTTGTTTAATCAATGCATCCAAATTAGGTCTATCAGATGTACGGTTAACCGGTACATCACCTTTAACAGCTTCTAATGGCTTAGCCGCCTTCGTTGCAGCGTTTCGCGTCTTAACCATACGTTCATGCAACCTACCAACCTCTGCCGCTTGTGTATAAGGATCAGAAATTTGCGCAATACGCGCCAATTCTTGAGGGTGCAGCTTTGCAGCACCATAAATAAACGCTGCTGGATTATCTAACCCACGCGTAGCCATCATCATATCGTTAGTGATCTTCTTTCCCTCTACCACCTTATGGAAATCCTGATACTTTGACATCCCTGTCGTGAACCTGGTTTCAAAATCTGCTTGTTTGGCGCGTTCTCTGTCTTGCCATTCTTGTTGACTTAACTTTTGTTGACGCTTTTCAATCGTTTTCTCAACAAATGCCTCTAATTGAGTCTCCCAAGTCTCCTCACTATTAGGATCGGGCGTAAAATCCTTAGCTGCTTGCTGCGTTTGTTGTTGAGGCATCTCTGCAAACTTGCCACGCGCTAAACGCTCACGAATCCGTTGGTTAACTTCTTCTTCGGTGTACATTCGCGGCTTTTCTATTGGATTACCATATTCATCAATAGGGGAATCACTAGCCTCAGTTGGGGTTTCTACTGGTTCTGGTGCCTCTGGTTCAATCGCTTCAATCTCTGGTGCAATTGGTGCGGCTAATTCAACCTCTGGCTTTGGATCAGCCGATATTGAACTTATCTCTGGATCGGCTGGCTGTGGTGGAATCGTTTCATTGGCTAGCATTGCTTGTTCACGTGGTACTAATATCGCATCAACATTGTGTACTTCACTCATATTTAATCATCCTGTTCATGTAAATTATCTTTAAACTTTTCTATAAATTCATATACTGAAAGTTTTGCTAATTCATTGCTATCATAAAAATCAAGTTTATCTATGACCATTTCAATAGCGGCTTTCCATCCTTCATCCCAGATAATATCTTCATCAAGTTGGCCGCAAGTTCCGCATCTTAATTCGGCCATTCTATGGATTCCTGTTCTCTGTTCTTGATTTATGTGCTAGTTCTTTATGGTGCATCTCTTTCTCATGCTGCAATTGACTAGAATGCGTTAACAGCTTAATCAAGTTTTGTGATTGACTGATATTGAGATCAGCTTCTAATCGTTGTGTTTCAGCTTGATATCTTAGAATTGACTCTTGCAACTGTGCCGCCGCTTCTTCTTTCTCGGCCTCAATCTTTTGCATCTCAATTGACATTTCATGATTAGATTCTAACGCTTTCAATTGCAATTCTTTCTGCTTTCGGTCTAAGTCCATCATCTTAATTTGCGTTTCTTGTTGCGCAGCTTGAGCCTTTTGCTGTATCTCTTGCTGCTTTAGCTGAACTAACATAGCATCAGGTGAGGGCTGTGGCGGCTTAGGTGGCAATGGCTTACCAGTCTTACCAGCTTCAATGATTTCAGGTGGCACTAATGTCCTTAAACGATTACGTAATTCAAGATTATTATCTAAAGGCAAATTTTCAGCATATAGATCGGCAATCATTGGGAACACTTGGCCGGATTTATCGGCCTGTAATACTAACTGTAACGACTGAAGGGCTTCTGTTTTTTGCCCCTCATAACTTGGTCCAGGTTTTAATCGTATCTTATATCGACCCTGAGTCATATCATTCTCAATATTGAGACCATATTCATCCGTTGGTTTATTAATGGATATTGGTTGGCTTTCACTATCTGGCATCGTCAACATTAACAAACGTTGCGTATCATAAACATTCGGAATCATCTCATCGATAATCTCGCCGCCAACTGCAATCGCAATATTAAGCGAGTTATACGGTACGTAAGTATTTTTAGTGCCACGCTGCGTGCGCGCATCAATAGCCGTCCCTGAAACCTCATTGCCCAATTCTCCTAATTGCGTGTTATACATCCCTGTGCCGCTCTGTAAATCCATGAGCGTGCGTTCATACTGTTGCGTGAGTGATGCGGATAATTCGGGTGGATGTAATGGTTCGGGCTTGGCACCACTTGGCGTTTCATCATATACTAGCGCTCCACGCACAACGGAAGGATCACGCCACTGCTGCGCAGTATCAGGTGCTGACACACATTTCCTTGGTGCCATGAACTGATCATAGCGTGATACCTTCATGATGTACGCTGACTGGGTAGCCAAATAATTAAGATATCGTTGAGCGTCTTTGACATCTTTGAAAAATGATCGAGTGAGCTGTTGCTGTTGCTTCGTGTAATAACTTTTCTGATCAACAAATACGATAGGCAATTGCTCGCTTGGGAATTCTGTCTCTTCTAATACATAGTCACCCGCAATCTGACGATGTTTAATGGTGTATTTAACTGTTTCGCGTGTTTCTACAATCGTGACAGGTTGACCGTTGTATATTGCAATCTTCTTGCCATCAATATTGATCTTCTCTAATGATTTAAACTCATCACTATCAATTACTGAGCCTTCGTTATCAGATAGCTTATATATTTTGACTTTTTTGGCCACTCTTTCAAAGTCATCAATTTGGGTGATTGAGTCATCGTCCGCAAATGCCATCGTTGAATCTTCAGTGATCGACGAGGTACCAATGTCTTGCTCAACTTTGCGGCCATATTTATCTCTAAACTTCTTGCGTGACATTCTTGTTTGGAAACCAGCGTACATACCATCGGTTTTGCATAGTGTCGTAGCTGCAATATCCCAATAACATTTGTTTGGATCGTTAAATGAACCTATTTTAATATCAAGACTGAACGCATTTTTCCCAGCATTAGCAGCATAATCAGTATAGATTCGATACGCACCATATCCACCGACAATTGATTGCCAAAAAGCAACTTGATAAACCGTTTTAGCATCAGAATTGAGAGATATTTGCTTGATCAATGCCGCTCTAGTCTCTGCGGTCTTAACAGGGACTTGCTCATCAGGAAGAATCTGCAAATTAGGCGTATTTTGCATCTGATCGCCTAACATGTGGTTCATCAGCACGCCAAGTTTGTTAAATGTGAGAGGTACTTTGTTATAGCGCTCGAATAATTTAGATTCATCCTCTCGCCATTGGTCACCCATGATGAAATCAACCCAGTCATAATAATATGAACGGTTAATTGTCCAGTATTTATTCCATTTGTCTACACGGTCGCGGATGGTGGTACAGATTTCGGGGTCTTTGGTGACTGCCATGTGCTGCCTGCTTAGCAATGCGAAGAATAATGGCTAATATCTTAGCAGAATTGACTTGATAAGCGCAAACATTGGGAATGCTACTTGTGGAACAATGGCATTTCCTAAGGACTTACATCGGTCCAATCCTTGGGGTAGCCCATCATCCATTCCAGAAACTGGGGGTTGATCTTCTTCCCACTGAAACTCGTCAAGATCATTGATAGCATTAGTTGTTGTCCTTTCTCTATTCGTCTCTGAATGCATGGGTTGTTTAGATTCCCTCTTGGTCGATGATCTGATGCTTGCGGTGTTGGCAGCATCGAGCCATTCTTGAGCGTTAAAAGTCTCCCAAGACTTAGGCTTGAATTGTGTCCATTCTGATTGTAACGCCTCAACGTTCCGTTTCCAGTCATCTTGAAAGTATCTTTCTTGCCGATTATTGCTCCACTCGTTGAATCGCTCACCGTCACGGTTGGCAATAATCCATAGCCTTTCCCTTTTGTGTGGCGCGCCTGCTGCACAAGCTGGAATAAGATATGATTGCACTCTGTAATCCTCACTTTCCAAATCATTAACGATATTGTCGAGTTCCATTCCCACGATCCCAGCAACGTTTTCCGCAATAATCCAAGTGGGCTTGCACTTTCTAATAATTCGAAACATTTCAGGCCATAAGTATCTATCATCATCTTTTCCTTTTTTCTTACCAGCTATACTGAAAGGCTGGCAAGGAAATCCACCAGTCAATATATCAACCTCGCCATGATAGCTAAATGTTTTAATATCATGTGCAATTGGTACTAATGGCCAATGCTTATTTAAAACTTTTCTACAAAAAGGATCGATTTCACAGAATGCTACTGTCTTAAAACCAGCCCATCTCGCAGCTAATGCGAACCCACCAATACCAGAGAATAAATCGAGATGAGTGAATTCCCTCACTAGCGAAACATCCTATCTTCCCCAGCCATTTTCTGCGGCACCTCAATCGGCATATAGCCACCACCTTGGCCAGCATACATTGTGAGCATCAGCGCATCATTACCATCTGGACTTGGCATACCACGCGCCCTCAAGTCATCCTTAGACTCAATCTGTAACTGGCCATTAGACGTAAACTTATAGCCATAAGATGTCATTTCTCCGTGGAGGTCATCCGAATCTGGAATTTGTACTGGCATTTCTTGAGTTAACCAATCACGCATCTCACTATGTAATTCTGCGCGTAGATTCTTAAACTTCTCTTTTTCATTAGCACTGCGTGCGACATTCACACCTTCTACGCATTCATAGCCCATTTCTTGCATTCTATCGACTACACCAGCGCCAATACCAATACAGTCTACATATACTCTGTCTGGCTTTTCTTCAGTAATGATACGTTTCAATCGTCCGCATATTTCCATCGTATTATGATTGCCAAACTTTTCTAGGTTGTAAGCCAATCGTCCACGCCTACGTATAATAGCCGTTCTATCTCTATCGCTCACTGCGACATCGACACCAATGATTAATCGTCCTATTCCCTCTACATTAGCCTTGCGTGCGTTAATCACGTGCTTAGCATTGATAAACACATTAGCTACAGGATTAAGAAAAGCTTCACGTGCGGAGAATGGATATTCTTGTTTGAACTGTTCATGAGCTGCGTCTGCGTCTTTGCTTAAATCTGCAATCTTTATTCGTCGCCAAGACAAATGGGCATTCGTTAAACCATCTTGGCTATATAGCTTTAATAGATACTCTTCCTCATCATTAGGCTGGAAACCTACAGCATCATGCGTGTATTCGTTCTGCCAGTACCAAGGCACAAATATAGCTTGATACTCGCTCTCACCAGACATTGCAGCGACCCAGCGCTGATGAAAATAATTTCCGATTCCGTTTGCTGTTGACTCAAGTATCACCTCCGTTCCTGGTTCACTACTAATTGCCTGTAGAATACCTTTTGCGTGTTCTTCAGCAAATTGCCAGAAGGCTACCTCTGATCCATGGAAGAGTTGAATAGTCTGAGACCTTCCAACAGACTTATTACCAGCGGTACCAACAGAATACCCGCTATCGAATTGTCGGAAATATAATTCCTTAGCGTTTGCGGTATCGGCGACAGGAACCAACCCAGGCTCCAAATTGTCATAGAAGCGGTTAGCCATAGTAAATAGATTTTTAGTAGCCTCTTTATCATGCGTAAGGATGAATGCTTTCTTGCCACGGCCTGTTACCACCCTGTGAAAATATCTTGCTTGAATGTATGTTGAGCATCCTTGTTGACGACCTTTGAGGATGACCGCACGTATCTTACCAGTCTCACGTAACTGTGTCTCAAGTCTCAAGTGAATGTATTCTTGCGCTCTATTCAGTTCAAATGATTTAGGATTGCCAGCTTTAGTACGGATGATGAGAAACTTAGGCGCAAATTTTTTGAGATCACGGAGAGTTTCTAGTTTACTTTCGTCCACGCGGCCATTCCTTTACTTCTTGTCCAAACTCATCCTCCAACCAAAATTTACTTATAAAAAGACTTTTATTAAAACATTTATGAGCCAAGCATATGGTTTTAATTCTTGCGGTAGCGGTACTATCAATATACCGCTCATCAGTGTGAAACAATTTACACCATAGTTTTTTCAAAAAACTGCGATTATCTTTTTCTAATTTTGAGTCATCCATTGGGTCGCATATTCCAATTATCGATAACTACTTGTTTATTAGGATACCCACCACATTTTCCCTGACATTTGGTGCAAACCACATAATAAAATACATATACACCATCTTGTTTATCAGCAAGCGCAGCATCACTTCCACAAAAAGGACAACTTTTTAGCTCATCCATCAATCACCATGTTCCACGTGAGACATATCAAAAAAGGGAGGGTACAAATTGTCCCCCTCCTTTATAACTTATCTATCGCCTTCTTTAGGTCTTCGACATAAGCAATCAAGTGAATAAATTCCTCACCCTTTCTAAGACTCACACAAACGGTGCCCAGATTTGTATCTGTTTTCTCGAAAGTGAGCGTACCTTCATTATGACCAGGTACAGTGATACGAGTAACAAATAGCTCTCTGTTTATCATAACTTATCAATCAACTTTTCCATGAGGGATAACTGCTGTTTGTCTTTCTCACTATCTTCGGCTGCCTTAGCATAAGACCATCGGCCTTGGCATTTGAGCCAAAATTCACGCGCACCAGCGTCACCGTTTATGGCGTCCATATACAAGCCTGTGCCAAGGTCAGAGGTCATCTTATCCTTAGCATCATCCAATTCAGCCTTGTAATGCTTGTTAAGGGTATCTGCATCAATTTCGAACCGTTTAGCTATACGCTCTCTGGGAATGCCAGCCGCGTATAATTCTTTAACAAGTTTTCGTGTTTCATCCGTAGGATAGTGAGGATAAGCACCGCGTTGGCAGTCTGCCTGTATCATAATAAGCCCGATCCTGTTCAATACACATACAAAATATACTATATACCATTCGTATATGCAATCTTATATCAAATATCACACTTAATAGATTAAAACATATTAAATATTAGTTTGACATACCAAATATTAGTGATATATACTTCCTGTATACAAACCAAAAGGATTAAAACCATGACCATAGAACAACAAGCATTAGTAAACCAATTAGAAGAAATATTAAATCATCCTGAATTATATGTTGA